CAATCCGGCGCTGGACGCCTGGCAGGCCGCGCAAGCCGTGCTGGGCAGCGTAACGCCTGAAACGCTGGCGCTGGCAGCGTTTCGCAAGCCGGTGGCGCCGCCTTTATCGCAGGCCTTCCCCTTCGTTAATCGCGTTTAGGGAATTCCATCATGGCTGAAGATTCGGTTGGCTTCATCGCAAAGCTTGCGGCAGCGGCGGCTGGCACGGGCGCGTTTGCGCGCGTGGTTTTCGCGGCAAAGGACGGCAAGCGTGGCTGGTGGTTGGTGGTTGAAGGCGGGATTGGTGCGGCCCTTGGCGTTGTGGCTGCGGCTGCCGTTGTGTGGCTAGACCCCGCGGTGAAGGCGGATTCCTGGGCGATCTTCATCACTGCCGGCGCGGCTGGCCTGGCTGGTGCCATGGGCACGCGCGGGCTGGATTTATTGACTGAATGGCTTTCGCGGCGGGCGAAGTGAGGGCTGAGACATGACTTTCTCCCTCGCCGGTAGCGTCATCACCCAGGCTAACGAGAGCGGCATTGCCATCACTGCGGCTGCCTCCATCACGGGCGAGGTAAAGTAAATGCCCACTTGGACATCTGGCACGAGCACTTTGACGTTGACAGAGACACAAGCGTCACCGTGCACTCTCGACGCTGTGGTTTCGGCTGTAGGAAACACCGCAAAAGCCCAACGTCTTGGAAATGGCACTTATCTGTTTCAAGACATGACAATTGTGGGGGGTAGTGGGTGGATTCGGTTTGCCCCCGACACAAAGACGATTTTGCGTCAGGTTGTTTTTACCCGTGCTGGCGCTACGGGTGGTGTGATACACGCGGAGCGATCAATTGTTCGTTATGAAGGCACTTTCGACAGCGGCGATACAGCAAACGCTTTAGCGGGGTACGGATTTACAGCAATTCGGGATCGAGCTGGAGTAAATCCACGCTTAATCCTGAACACAACAGGGCGTTATGATTTTTTCTCAGGGCCATTTGGTGCAACTGCTGGTTCGGTCTATAACATCACAGGGCTAGACATTGAAAGTATTGGATCAATTACCACGACCGCAGCCGTAGCTGCCTCAAACAAGGTTGTTTCAAGTACGGGCAGCGTGGTTTCCAACTTGCGTTTGTTGTCACGATCTTCACCAGCAATTATGGAACTTCTTTTATATAGGGGCACATTTACTAACTTATGGCTTGAAAATACCAGCATAGGGACCAATGCCGACACGGGACAAACTATAACGCTAGACACACCGACGTACGATTTTTTAGGAACATCATCTAGTTTATCTTTTAATTTTAACCAAATATCTACAACTATAAACGTAATCGACCCATTGTTCAGAGATGGCTCTTGGAATGGTAATTATATCGGTTACGCAGCAGGATGGAGAAACAATGCTAGTTGTTTGGTTAATGTTTTATTTACAGACACTTATACTTTTTTGGAAGGGTCTGTAGGTCGTGTTCTAAGGTTGCGCCATACTAGAAATGACGCAACCGTTATTGATAATACAGCAAACGGCTCTGGTGTTGTATCAAAAGTGCAGCTTTTAACCAGTACAAAAAATGGGACAGGATTTTCAACGGGCACCCAAGGCCCCTCTGCCACTTATACGTGGTCAGCGCGTGCGCGGGCCTACGGTTTCAAAGTCGCGGGTTCAGATAATTTAATTTTGGCCAAATCGTTTTCGGCCTCAGCAAGCACACCAGTGCAAGTGCTGGCCGTTGCTGGATTAACGCTAACAGAATCACAGGCGGCGGCTCTGACTGGGATTACCATGGCCGCTTCCGGCGCGGCAGCAGGCACGGCAACTGTGAGCGTTACCAGAACGACTGCGGAACTTTGGCAGTATTACCGGCAATGGATTTCCACGTTTGCAAATTTTGGCAGCAACGACACTTGGGCGTTTTCTGCTAATGAGTTGACAATTGGCGGTTGGTCGCTGGCGGCAAGCTTTTCTGGTGGGCAGTCCTACACTTACACCGCTGGCATTTTGTCGGGAACAACGGCAGCACCGAATTTTGAATCGGGTACATTAACGCTGAACGTGGCTGGAACGTACAGCCGGTCGTTTAATAATGTGAGCCTAGTATTCAATCAGGCTGGCACCTATGACCTGCGCGGTGCGACAATCAGCGGGACCATAACGCTAATCAATACGAGCGGCGGTGCGGTGACAGTGCGGCTTCAGCCTGGCGTGACCTTCGTGAACAGCGGCCCAAACATCACCGTGGATAACGCAGCCAGCTACACGCTGACGGTCAGCAGCATTGCGGCGGGGTCGCGCATCCTGATCCGCCGCACTGATACGCAAGTGGTCCTCGCCAATCAAACTGTCGCAGGGACAAGCTTCAGCTACACGTACACGCACACCGCTGATGTGCCGGTTGAAATTGTGGTGCGGAAGGCGTCTGCCTCTCCATTTTATCAGGAATGGCGCACAACAACCACGCTGGCCGCTTCGAATAATAGTCAAACCGCCAACCAACAACTGGATGAATAGCCATGCCCATAAGCACAGATTTCACAATTTCTGCGACAGGCGACATCCGGCGCCAAGCCGGGGCCAGCACTGAAGTCTATTCGGTGCTGGCGCTGCACCAGTTTTTGCAAGACCTGGCCGATGATGCGGCGGCTTCGGGTGGCGACCTGCTGGATATTCTTGCGCCAAACCCCACAAGGTTGGACGGCCCGCGCGATGCCGCGGTTGCTTCGCGCTTGAACCTGCTGACAGATGGATCGGTGGCGTTCAACCTGGATGACACGGCGGCGCAGTTTATCAATTTCGGCTCCATTAAGCAGCAGGGCGCTTTTGTCCAGTATTCGGGCCTAAAAACCATTGGTGGGATTGTCGCCGGCAGCCCGATCTATGTGGTGCAGTCGGGGGCCAAGCTGACTAAGTTTTGGTCAGACGGGCATATTCAGGTTCTGGTAAAGGTCAAAACTGCAAACGCATTTATTGATAGCGGCAATGTCACGGCCTTCAGCCGCAAATGGGGCCAGACCTATTCGCACTTTGATGTGGGGCTTTCCGCTGGTGGCGAAAGCAACGCGGCGCTTTCAACCGCGATTGACAGCAATATCCTGCTGACTGAGGGGCAGGCGGCGCTTCTTTCAACCAAGGTGGCGGTAGCCTTTGGCGATACCACGCAAGACTTGGCGAATGGTAACGGCGCCAAGCTTTACAAGGGGACCATCACGCTTTCCAATTCCTGCACATTGCAGGAGGCGTACCAGTACCTTCAATACCTCACGCGGGAAGACAGCGCTGCCACCTTGAATAGCATTCCCGGCTGGCGGTATCGTGTGCTGAATGCCGCTTACACTGAAATCCCCTCGGCGCCTTTCGGCACCTTTGCGGGGGGCACGTTCTTTGTCGCGCAGGGCTGGTTTATCACTGGCGTCCTGCCGGCTGAAAGTACACGGTATCAGCTTATCGCGCATGATGGCACCGCGCAGGTGCCGCCTACGCTGGTCGGCATTACCATCGGCAATCTTGTCTCCGGTGACCGCGTTCTGGTGGCGCGGGACAATGGTTCGGGCGCGCTGCTAAAGGATGAATACACGCCGGTCGCGGCATCATCCGGCGCCACGGCTTTGACTGTGGTGGAGAGCATCAAGACAGACACGCCTGCTTCCGGCGTCATCCGCATCAAGGGGCTGCGCTACACCTATTCCTCCTTCAACGCTGGCACCAAGACTTTCAGCGGCCTTTCCCCGGCGCTGGCGAGCAACATTGTCACGGCGGATGATGTTTTCGTGCCTTACATTGACCGGCAGGCGGCGGGTGCGACGGAAAGCGTCACCTTCATCTATGCGGCGAATTTCAATACACGGGTGGATGTCAGAAACGGCTCCGGCGCTTCGCCCATTGTGCCATTCAGCACCACGCTTTCCATCACGAATGCGGGCGGGAGCGTGAACGCAAGCCGCAATAGTGATGTGTAATGGCCTACTATGCAGCGCCTTTCACCTTTGACTTCGTGACGTCCCGCATTGATGTGGATGTGGGGTTTGCGGATGTGGATTGTGCCACGCTTTACGCTGCGGTGAAGGCAGCGCAGGCAAGTGAGGAGGGGATCATCTATGACCGTATCGGACGCGGATCAGGGCTCAATAACCTCGGTCCCGGTGTTCAGGTCGGCCTCACCGTCGAAGTATTGGGGGCGTGGCAACTTCGCTTCCCAGCCGGGGATTACGTCGCTAGAGTCGCAGGCGGCAACTTCATCGGCGGACCAGGCGGAGACCCCATTGCCTATACAGCCGGGGTTCAAACCCTGCTGATCCAATCCGCGGCTTCAACTGTGGTCACGGCGGGCGGAAGCGTGCCGACTGCGGCACAGAACGCGGCGGCGGTGCTGGCGGCGGCGCAGTCAACGCCGATCCATGCAGACATCCGCAAGGTGAACGCCATCACTGTGGATGGCGCTGGCACTGAAGCTGATCCTTTCGGGCCGGTGTGATGGCCTCCGCCTGGGGTGCGGCATGGGGCAATGCCTGGGGTAATGCCTGGGGCTCGCTTGATGGCGTTGCGGGCCTTTCCGCTGCCCGGCGCGCCTTGGTGCCCGGCCTGGTGCGGCGGGCCAATATCCCCTCTGGGCGGCTGCTTTCGGCGGTTGCGGCAGAGCTGCGTGACTGCCGGATTAGCGCCGCGGCGCGGGTGGTAGCGTTTGATGCAGTGCGGCGCCAGGTGGCGATCGCCGGGATTATCCGCGCGGTTGAAGTGCCAAGCGCGCCGCGTGATGCGTCGGCTGCTGCTGATCTGCGCGCCGTGTCTTTGACGGCGGCTGAACGCCAGGCGCGAGTTGATGCCCTGCGTCGGGCTTTGGCTGCCCGTGCTGCGCGGCGCGCGACCATTTCAAGCTGAACAAAAGGAATTCACACCATGGCGATTGTGCCGCTGCAGTGGCCCGATAAGCGGCCAGGCGATAGGGCCTATTGGCAGCTTGATTGGACAGACCAGCTTGGCCTGGAAGACCCAGCGGATACCATCGAGACCGTTTCATGGGTGGTGCCGGCCGGTATCACGCGCGTCTCGGCTGGCAAGATTGCCAAGGATGCGGCTTCGAAGATTGCGCTGATTTGGCTGGAAGGTGGCACGGCGGGGCAAAGCTATGCCTTTGTCTGCACCATCACCACGGCCAATGGCATCACGCTGGAACGCGGCGTGAATTTGTTTGTGAGGGCTGCCTGATGCCCCCGACACCGCTCAGCCGTGCCGAACTTATCAAAACCGTGAAGGCCTATGACAAGGCCGGGCACAACAAGGCGCGTGCTGCGCTGGCGCTGGGCATTGGGCATAACGCCATGCACAATCGCCTTCGGCGTGCGCGTGAAGCCGGGCTGCAGGTGAGGCCCGGCTCAGGGCATAAGGATGGCGGCGCCAAGCGCCTGCCGGAAATGAGCCTGGAAGATCGGGTGCGCTACAAAACCTTGGAGGCAAAGAACCGGGAATTGGCGCGCCTGCTTGCGGAAGCGGATGCCAAGGCAGCCCAGGCGGATAAGTTCCGCGCGCTGTCGGCTGAATTGCATGACAGCCCCCAGCCCCCGCCTAAATGGACGGTGCGCGTGCCCGCGGGCAAGGATGCGCCGGGTGTGCCTGTGTTGATGCTTTCCGATTGGCATATTGGGGAGACGGTTGATGCGGCGCAGGTGCATGGCTGCAATGAATTCAACGCGGCTGTTGCCGATAGGCGCGTGAAATCCGTGATCGATCGGGTTTTGCATTTGGCCTTTTATCACGTCAAAACGCCTGAATACCCCGGTATTGTGGTGATCCTGGGTGGGGATTTTGTTTCTGGCTGGTTGCATGAAGAATTGTTCCGCACGGATTGGTGCGCGCCGCCGACTGCGGCGAATTGGTGTGTCAGCCGCTTGCATGCCGCGCTGCTGCGCCTGGCTGAAGCCTTCGGGCGCGTGCATGCGGTGTGTGTGCCGGGCAATCACGGAAGACTGACGCGCAAACCCATGGCCAAGGGTGGCGCCACAAGCTGCTTTGACCATGCGATTTATGAGGCGCTTTCGGATCGGCTGCGCGATGATGCGCGCATCACCTGGCAGATACCCGCTTCCGGTGATGCGCTTTTCCAGGTGGCGGGCACGCGGTTTTTAGCGATGCATGGGCATGAATTGGGCGTGAAGGGTGGGGACGGGCTTATCGGCGCGCTGGGGCCCATCATGCGTGGCGCAATCAAGACTGGCCGGGCGGAGCGTTCCCTTGGGCGCGACTTTGATGTGCTGCTGTTGGGCCATTTCCATCAAAGCATCTGGCAGCCGCATAGCGGGCTCGTGGTGAATGGCACGTTGAAGGGGTTTGATGAATACAGCAGAATGCAGCGCTACAGCTTTGCGCCGCCGACTCAATCCCTGTTTTTCGTGCATCCGCGCTTTGGGCCGAACCTGCCCTTCAATGTGTTCTGCGATGAACCCAAGCAGCGTGAGCAAGTAAAATTCGTGGCGGTGGCGTGAGGGCGCCGCTGATCGGGCTTTACAGCCCCGCGCCTGGGTCCGGGAAATCCACTCTGGCCGGCGCAATGTTCGGCCATGGCTGGCGGGTAGTGAAATTCGCCGCGCCGCTGAAGGCAATGGTGGCTGCGCTGCTGCGTGAAGCGGGCGAATCGGCGGATGTGATTGAGCGCGCGCTTGAGGGTGATTTGAAAGCCCAGCCGATGGAAGCGCTGGCGGGTCGGAGCCCGCGCTACACCATGCAAACACTCGGCACGGAATGGGGCCGGGGTGCCATGGCATCCGATATTTGGGTGCGCCTGGCCATCATGCGCGCAAATCGGCTGCGCGCTGAAGGTGTGGCGGTAATTGTGGATGACATGCGGTTTGAGAATGAAGCGCGGGCCATCCAGGAAGCGGGCGGAAAGCTGGTGCGGATCACGCGGCCCGATGCTGCGCGGCTTGCCGGGCATGCCAGCGAAGGCGCGCTGGATGACTTCCGGTTCGGTCTGGAGGTCAGCAACACGCAGGCTTCTGGCCTGGCCTTTGGGTTGAATTGGGCCAGCCCGGTTTCCGCTTTCGGGTGGCGCTGAAACTTCAAGCAAAACATGAAAGTTGGGGGTCGCATGACGGCAAGCGTGAAGCGCAAGGCTGCGCCTGTGGATTTGTCCGTGCCGGCCGTCACCGCGCTGGAAGAGGCCTGGCCGATAGGCCGCTCTGCCTGATGATTGTGGCGGAATACCGCGATGGTGTCCGGGTGTTTTCCGTACCGGAAAGCCCTGCGCTGCAACGCGGCCTGCACATCATGTCCGAAAGGCTGATCTGACCGGAATTGAAAGATGATGAAGGGGAAGACGAATGAAGGCGATTGACTATCTGCGGGATCGGTTGGCCGAACCCGGTACCATGCGCAGCCTGATTTGGGTGTGCCTTTCCGTGGCCGGGCTTGATACGGGCGACACGGCGGTGACGCATATCGCGCTTTCGTGCGGGGTGCTGCTTGGCCTTGTTTCTGCGTTTCTGCCGGAACGGAAGTGATGATCGCGGCCTTGGCGTTCATCCGCTCGCCCCTTGGTCGGTTTGCGGTGCTGGCGGGTGTGGTCGCGGCCCTGATCGGCTGGGCAAGCCTGGAACGCATGGGGCGGCAGGCCGCCAATGCGCGGGCTGAGGCGGCAGAGGCTGAGGTGGCGGCGCGCGACCAAGCCATTGCCGCGCTTGAACAGGCAGCGGCGGAAAGCGCCGCGCGCCGGGCAAAAATGGAACCAATCAGAAGGGCGGTGAACAGTGCGCCAGCTTCGAATTCCTGCGCTGATAGCCCTGCTATCCGTGCTGCTCTTGACGGGTTGCGCGCAGCCCAAGGTGGCGGTGCCCGCCAGCCTGCTTCAGTGCCAGGCGCAGCCCGGCCTTGAACTGACGATGGATGATCACGCGGTCGCGCGCTGGATGTTGGACACGGTTGATGCCGGGGAAGATTGCCGCGCCAAGCTGCGCCTGGTGCGCGGGCTGGTCGCGCCATGAATTGGTTCAAGCGCATCTTTGCGCCAGCGCCGGAGGTGAAAATGAGCGTTCCTGATCCTGCCATTACCGCCAAGCAGCTTGACGCGATCTTCCCGGGCCGCGGCGATTGGTCGGTGTGGCTGGATGCGGCAATGCAGCGCTATGCCATCACCACGCCGCGCCGCGTGGCGCATTTCCTGGCTCAGGTGGGGCATGAAAGTAACGGCCTGACCGTCACGGAAGAGGACCTGTTCTATCGCACCGCCGGCCGCATCCAGGCGGTATGGCCGCGCCGATTCGCGACGGAGGCTGAGGCTGCGCGCTATGTGCGGGATCCGGAGGCGCTGGCGAATTTGGTCTATGGCGCGCGTCGAGACCTGGGCAATGTGAAGCCGGGTGACGGATTTGCTTTTCGCGGGCGCGGCCTTATCCAAACCACGGGCCGGCGCAATTTCACGCGGTTGGCTGAGGTGTATGGCCTGGATACGCCAGAAGCCGCCGCGGCCTGGGCAGCCACGCGCGAAGGTGCGGCGATGTCTGCCGGGTTGTTTTGGGCGGATAACCGGCTGAATGATCTGGCGGATCAGGGTGCTGGGGAAATGGTGGAAAGCATTACGTTGCGCGTGAATGGCGGGCGGAATGGGCTGGCGGATCGGCGGGCGATCTACGCCCGCGCGGCGGCGGTGCTGGGGGCTTGATTGGGCAAGACCTGGGCAGCAAAAAGGGGCGCTCAATTCAATTCGATGCGCCCCTTTCAGGAGGTGTTGCCACCCTCGCCACTTCATCGCCATTTAAGGCAGGCGCAGACGAATCTGCACCGGAAGGATGTATTTTTAACATTTTTCTGGCGTCAGTGAAATGGTTTATCACTCCGGAAATTCCGGATAGTTCAGGTGTCAAGCAATCCTTGTCATGTCAACCATTTTCCTGATGCTGGGAAAATGGTGGCGCTGGCAGGAAATTGACAAGCGGCCCGGCGTGATGGCGATTAACGCATTGATTCTGCGCAGCAATTCAGCACAGGCCGCGCCCTTGGTAAGGGAGAGGTCGAGAGTTCAATCCTCTCCAACAGCACCATGATTTCAAGGGCTTAGCGCGGATATTTTTGCGGCCAACAGGAACAGAATGGCACTAAAAGGCATGAACAAGAACGGAACAGTGGCAAGTTTCTGACAAATGCCGGGCGGTGCAAATCAGGTTGCGGCAAGCGATCAATTCCGAGGTGATGCGCGTAGGTTGAGCATTTCTGCCTCAATGTCGCGCAGGAAAATAAGGGTGTAGCCATTTGATTCAAAAATTTTTTTGACGATGGGCTCCGATGTACCCCGTCCGGTGTAGTGTTCCGCAACGCAGATTTTCACGCCTAAGCGCTCCATTTGCCGGAGTACCGTGGGAAATTCATCGCCGATTGATGGCTTTATTTCAAGTCCAGTGAAGTCAGTTGGGTCTGAGAAGCTTTCACGGTCCCTCGTCCAATAATTAATTAAGACATCAATCCCCTTTCTTTCAAAAGAAACCTTGTATTTTAATGGCCGACGATCCTCTATTATGTATCGGCGGCTCAGGCTTATGAATGCATCGCAGAACAATGGGTCAAGAAAGCGGGCCTGGATTTTATTGTGTTCTGGGGTTTCGTCTGTCGGGGCTCCGCGACTTAAAAGGGCGGCATGAAGATCTGAAAAGCGCTCAGCCAGCCAGCTTTGACCCGTCAGCCACTCTACATAGCTTTTGTGATTGTGTAGCAGTTCGGCCACGGTTAGCCCTTGATGCTTTCCAAAGGTTATGACTTGCTGTGTTGGGTCTTTTGGTTTTTCAAACGAATCACTCATCATTTTTCCTTTCACGCCGCAGCGCGCTTGCTGGGCTTGGTTAGCCCCAAAAATTTCCGAATCTCCGCAGCCATCGTGCCCGGCACCAGCTTTGTGTAGCGCTCGGTCTGGCTCACGGTTGACCAATCTCCATCGGATTTCAGCCGCATCAGATCCCGGTGCATCGCGTAGTGCCAGCTCGCCCAAGTGTGCCGCAGGGTGTGAGGGCTAACATCGGCTATGCCGGCGCGCTTGCAGGCGCCGCGCCAAGCGCTGGCTATCTGCCCGCCGTATAGCCCGCCCGTGTCGGCATAGGCCAGCGGCTGCTTGCCGCGTTTCTTGGCCGGCGGGCGGAACACATGCCCTTCCCGATGCGGCAGATTGGCCAGGGCTGCCACGGTGCGCGGGGGCAGGCTTGCCACGCGGTCCCGGCCCTGTTTGGTGTCGCGCAGCAGCGCGCGGCCATGTGTCAGGTCCAGATCGGCCCATTGCAGCGCCAGCGCCTCGCTCAGGCGCGCGCCGGTGCCAAGCAGGAACAGGATCAGCGGCGCCAGGTGCGGCGCGGCGGCGGCGGTGAGGGAATCGGCCTCGGCCGGGGTGAGCCATCGGGTGCGCTTGACGCCGCTGGCGCCCTTCGGCGCTTCGAAGTTCGGCATATCACACCATTGGCGCCGGGCGGCATGGGCCAGCACGGCGCGGATCGGCGTGATCACTTCCCGCAGCTTCGTGGCTGGCTGCGCGCCCGGGCGGCACCGGGCCTGGATCACGCGGTCAATGGTGGCTTGGGTGATGTCTGAAAGGCGCTTGCCGGTCAGGCTATCCAACAGGCGCAGCAGCCGGGCGTTTTCCGCGGCGCTACGCTGCGCTGCGTCCAAATAGGAATTGACGGCCTGATCCCAGGTAACTACCGCCCGCGCGCCGAAAATGGCACCACGGTACAGGCTGGCTTCGAGTTCGGCCCTTGCTTCTTCCGCGAGCCTGCGGTCAGACGTACGCGCAGATTGCCTGATCCGCTGCCCGGCAACGGTCCCGGTGATTTGCCAAGCGCCTGTGGCGCCGCTGCGGGTGAGCGAGAGGGGCATCTGATCGCGGCTTCCAGTTGCAGGATAGCGGCGGTGTCATACCGCACCGCTCGGCCAGCCTTGAGGATGGGGATTGAATGCTCTTTCTCCAAATCTGCCAAGTGACGGGCGGTGATTTGGAAGCGATCGGCAACCTGGGGGCGGGTGAGAAGGCGGTCAGTCATGCGCCACCGCCCTTGCCCGTAGCGCGGCGGCGGTTTCTTTGTAGACAGCGCCAAATGGTGGCGGCACGTTCTTTTCGCCGTTCCGGTCGCGCCACCAAGCGCGCTTTTCGTTCCCGCGCTTTTTGAATGTCCAGCCGAGTGCGTATGCGATGTCTGAATCAAGCACGCGATCCGGCCCGGCTGCCTGTTCGCAGCGGTCGGCAAGGGCGAGTAGAGTGGCGGGGTCAGTCATTGGTTTCACCTTTCTCTGCCGCTTTCAGCATTGCGCGCCAGCATCGCCGGGCGTTCTCGCTTGGGCTTGGATAGGTCTGCCCCGGGTGAACCTCGGTTGTCTTGGTCTCTGCCATAAAGTCCAAGGCGGCTTGCAGGCAGGCTTTTATCATCGCGGGTGTCGGCTCACGCGGCACCAGCACCATGTCGGGCGGCGCATCGGATAGCGCGCGGATGGCGGCTGTTATGATTTCTGGCTTTTCGCCGGCCATCTCTCGCAAGTCCTGCAAAATGGCAAAGCGCCACGCCTCCGGTGTGTTTGGTCGAATGACCATAGATTGATATTTTTCAATCATCCCCCGCGCCGCTTCTGCCAGCGCGCTATCCCGCGCCGCTTCCATCAGCGCATCGGTATCGTGGTTCAACTCGGCAAGCCATTCTTTGTGGGCGGCGGTCATAGCCCGGCCTCCGTCATTGCATCCGCCGCGGCTTTCAGGGCCGCGACCATGCGTTGAAACTCGGCGCCATCGTGCGGGGCGAGGCTGAATGAGATGTGCGCGCACATGGGTATGTTGTATTTGCCGCCTTTCGGTGCCGGCCAAATCTCGCCATCAAGATTGGCACTTGTCGTCCATGCGTCGTGGTTGACATCATTGGCGGCGTTTTGACGATATGTTTTCCACTCAATCCGGTGCGGTGCCAGCGCCCGCTTCATGTGGGATTCGAGCTTTTGATACGGGCGATTTCCAAGCGCGCCGAGCATTTTGCATTGCGCTTCGTATTCAGCGCGGGCGACGCGTTCCGCCGCTTTGGCCTTGCGGTATCCGCTAGTGTCGCGCGTTTTCAGGGTTTCGATTGCTTCGTTGATGGCTTTATTCATGGCTTCACCCTTTCAAAGCTGATCACCCATACCCAGGGGTTTGCGTCCCATGCGCCGGGGCCGTTGATTTCATGCCAAAGGCGCGCGAAACCCCGACGCCACGTTGGAGGTTGACGATACCGAACCGTGTCATTGTCATCCTCATCTAGCCATGATGGAGAGACGCCTTCCGCCTTCGCATCATCTTCAGAAATATCCTGCAACCGCTCCACGCGAATATCCGTGATGCGAAGCGTGATGCGGCTTGCCCATCGCGGCATGTGGATTGAGGGGCGCCACTTTGGCACTTCTGGACCATTGCCCTCGTCGGCTGGCCATTCGCCCGGACGATCCGTGCAGCCAGGCGGCAGATCGGCCCGATACTCAATCTCGCATTGCCTTAGCGGCACTGGCTCGTCCGCAGGCCAGGCCGCTCCCCAAGTTTCCCGCACCCAAAGCGTATCGCCGGGCTGGCCGTAACGGCAGCGAAACTCCCGGCCCATCCGATTATCCGGCGTCCACCAGCACCACATCGCGCTCATGCCGCGAGGGTTCTGTGGCGTTTTTTTCTCGCTGCAATAGGCGTCAAGATATGGCGCCGGATGCAAGCGCTCGTGGTTTGGGTAAATAGCGTTTGCTGGGGGCGGCGGCAGGTTTGTGGCAATCCGCCGCGTTTGGGTTTTCCGGCCATCCAGTATGGCGCGCACCATCTCGGCAGAAAATAGAATTGGGCGGTCAGTCATTGGGCTTCCCCATTTGGGAAATCGGCGGCAAGCCATGCACCTGATCGCCTTCCACCCATAGGCGGATAAGCATGGCGAGAAGCTGCGTCATTTCCTTCGCCACATTCTCAGATGTCTCGCGCTTCTCGGCGCAGTGAATCGCCGCTTTGACTACTTCGCCAGCCTCCTCCGCGATCTTGCTGATCACGTAGTTTGGCTGGGGAAAGCGCTTCATGGCCTTTGTGGCCTCGACGTGCGCTTGCCTGACTAAAATGCCGAAGCTGTATATCCGCTCCAGTTGGTCTTCCGTGTCGCTAATCGCTTCCCGCACCGCTGCCTTAGTGAATCCTGCATTCAGAAACCGGCAGGCGGCAACAAACCATGTGGGCTCCTTCTCCTTATCCCCGTTTTGTTCCACGGCTACCTGCAAAATGCCGATGAGTTGATTCCTTTCGGCTAGAATCTTTGCCGCGCGGGTTTCCGCCTCTTTTTGCTGCCTGATGTATTCGTTAATCGTGCAGTCATCATCATCCTGCGGGCGGCATGGGATGGTAAAGCGTGGGCGGTCGCAGGCGGGTAACACCAACCCGTCCCGCCGAAAGGCGCCTTTGATCAGCCTGCGTGCGGCTTCTCTTGCTTGGTCATGTGAAATGCGGCCTTCTTGCTCATCCATCACGCGGCTTCCTTCTGTTGTTCGCGATACACCGCGTGAAGGCGCCACGCTTCGCGAAGGTAGATTCCAAGCGCGCCGCTGACTGTCGCGGGGCTTTCGCCGCGCGCAAAGCGTTTCATCGCCTGTTCTTCAATGCGCGCCCATTTCGCCAGCACGTTGGCTTCCTGTTCCTCAATCGTCAGGGGGCGCGGCGCGGGTTCGGGTGTGTTGGCTTCCAGGGGCGGGCGTGGCCTGGCTGCGCGGGATGCGCGTGGTGCGGGTGGGGTGCGCACCAGCCCGGCGCTTTTGATGCCCAGCCGCACTGCCGCGCTGCGCACGGTTTTCAGGCTGCTGATGGCCGGGCCGGGCATGTATTGCAGCGCGACAAGCAGTTGCGCCGGCGGGATGCGTCCGTAGTTTTCGCGCAGGAAGGATGTCCGCAATTCTGTCCAGGTGCCTTGATTGGGGCCGGATTTGCGCGGGCGTTCGGCGAGATAGCCAAGTTCCTGAGCTTTGTCCCGCATGGATCGCCGGTTGCGCACTGCCGGGCCGGGCAGGGCGTTCAGCCTTTCCAGCAAATCATCATCCGGGATCAGGTTGATCAGGTTGTGTAGTAGTTCCTTTCGCTGATCGGTCCAGGTGCGGGCCTTGGCGGTTTGCTTTTTTGCGCGCATCCAGCCTTCGGGCCGTTTGAGTCCCATCACGCGGGCCTTGTCTATCACTGCTTGAGCGCTGGCGACGGGGTAGGCGCAGGGCATGGTGTTCAGCCGCGCCATGATGGCGCTGGCGTCCCTGCCCGCTTCCCAGTCTTCCTTCAGTGCCGCGCAGCGTTCAGGCGTGAAGACGATGCGGCCATTGCCGGGGTGAGTCATTATTTTTTCTCCCCCTCACCAAAAAGCGTTCTGTTCGTTCTTTCGGTAAGTTGAAAGCCGCGCCTCTCTGCGCTAATCGCGCCGCCTAATTGAAATTTTTCATTAGGCTTATAAAGTTTCGTCGGAAGCTTGCCGTCGCGCCATGCGGCCTGCACCGCCTTTGAGGTTCGACCGTAAATGCGGCCTGCTTCTTTCGGGCTCACCCCTTGATCCAGAAGGCCCGCCACACCTTCACATTCTGCCGGCGTCCAAGCCTTCCCTTTTCTGGAAATGCCGCGTGCGTGTGTAAGTGGTGCGGCGGGCGGCGGCTCACCCCTCAGCTTGTAATAAGAATCAAGGTCTATAAGTCCGTCTTCGCCGACCAGCCGGTGTTCCCGTGCGTCGCGCGATACTGTCGAAACTGAAACGCCCGCCCGTGTCGCGATCTCGGTCATGTTGAATCGCCGGCGTGGTTGGTCGATCGCTGGTCTTGAGGGGTGGTTTGGCGTGCTAATCGTGTTTGCTTGGCCGGTATCTTCAGAAACAAAAGCGGCCATTTCGCGCGCAAGTTTAAGCGCTTGCTCTGGGTCTGCGTTTTTGCTGAAGGCCATGCGCAAGATTTCCATCTTGTCCATTTTTCTTTCCTTGTCTTGTTTGCTTGTTTTTCGTTATGTTCAGGTGTTCTGTTGGGCTGGGGGCGCCATAACCATTCGGCGGAGGCTGTCGCCATCCACCATGCAGCGCCCGCCGCACCGGAATAGGCGAAGCTTGCCTTCCGCCCCGCGTCGGCGAAGCGTGATTGTGCTTAGGCCGCAGAGGCGGGCGGCTTGCTGTAGGGTGTAGGAAAGCGCGGTAGCCAGTGGCGCCGGCGCATCCTTGCGAAGCTTGGGCATCGGGTGTTCCTCAGATGCAATGAATGGGGATGTGCCGCGCGCGGCGGAGTGGCACCACGTTTGGCGGCATGTCTGCCAGCGCGACCGGCTGCTGGCGCCAGTGCGGCGGTATGGGGGGTGCTTCCATTGCTTCCACGCGGGCGACATCTGCTTTCAGCGCTTGCACGGCCATGCCGGCGCGGCGCAGGTGAAGCAGCGTTGTCATGCGGTCTGGCGCGCGTTCGGCGGCGCTCAGCGCTTCATACGCCACGGCAATCGCCGCGTTCAGGCTGGGCGCGATCATGCCAGTACCGCCGCGAAGATCAGCGCCAATACGCCCAAGCCTTTCACCAGGTAGTAGGCCATCCACAGGAACCCGATGGCGAGTAGCGGGCTGGCCAGCACAAGGGCGGTCAGCTTCATGCCGACCCAGCTTTTGCGCGGCAGGCGCTGGCCTTCCATGGCCTGCCAATCATAGCAGCCGCGGTGCGGCGCTTGGTTGGGGTGGTGTGTCATGCTGCTGCCTCCGGTTCTGTCGGCGCGTCAAATTCTTCGCGGAAAATGCGTTCAAGTTGCTTTTCCAATTCATCAAGCCGCCAAAGTAGCAATGCGAACGGCGCTTTGGGGTCAAACTGCCAGCCCCAGGTTCTCTCCGTTTCGATTTCACGCGCCCGCACAATGAGCATGCGTGCAATCGTTAAAAGCGCGCGCGGTGTCATGGCCCCGTATTCCGAAAGGGCATATTGAGATGCGTCCTTGGAGCATCCAAGCAACACGGCGCCGCCACCTTCGACTAACGTCTCCCGCAAGACGTCTGTCGTTATCTGGATGGCCCTAACGGTTGGGTTCCAGTTGCCGTTTGATGCCGCACGCGGCGCCTGTTTGGGGTGGTGTGTCATGCCTCAGCTATCCTTCCGGTTGGCTTCGATAATCGGGGCGGCTTCGCGCAGCAGCGCGGCCATCAGGCGGTAGGCGGCGGCTTCCTTGTCTCCGCGCAGGATGTTTTCGGCTTCGCGGGCGGCTTCATCTGCTCCATCGGCGACAAGCAGCACGTGATCCGCGCTGGTGGCGGTGCGGAGCGTCAGGCTTGCCCAGGCGCAAAGCGGCGGGGGAAGGTCTTCAAGCCGGGCGGAGATTGCGGCGACGGGTTCCATGGGCGGCACATAGAACCTGCTGGGGCGGATGATCTGGTTCATGGCTTCACCTTGTACGCGGCCACATCATGCGCGGCGGCGATTAGGGCCTCTCCCCACGCAATCGCTTCGTGCGGTTCAAGTGGTGCGGCTTCGCGATCCATGTGCATTTCGCATTTGATGCTGCCGCTGTTCAGGTCGCTCAGCACTACGGCGCCGTGAAAGCCTGGATCAAACCGTTCAACAAAATCGTCTTCGATTTCGATCCATGTGCCACGGGACTGCTTGCCGATCGGGATTGCTCGCCGGTTCATGGCTGCGCCTCCTGTGTTGCGATGAAAAATTGAAGCGGTTCCCGCGTAGCAGGTGGCGTGTAAGCTTCTGCAAATGCAACCGCGTCTCGCTTGGTCTGAAAGCCATGCTTGGCAGTGAGATACCCTTCGGCATCCGTCGCCACGGCAATCCAGCGATGCTCTTCAGCAAAAGAATTTGGTCGGCTTTCGATATACCAGCCGTTGACCATCACGGATGTCATTGTGCCACGGGACTGCCTGCCGATAGGGATTGCGCGCCGGTTCATGGCTGCGCCTCCTGCGTGGCGGGCGTATGGGCCAGGATGTCGGCTTCTGTGCCGCCGATGATCAGGGTTAGCGCGCGCACCAATTCGCCTTGCCAGAAGGCTTGGCATTCGCGGCAATGGGCTTCTCCCCAAGGAGAAGTTTGGCGGCGGGCGATGCGGCCCTGCCAAAGCAGGGCCATCGCCTTGTAGCTGATGGCGCTGCGGATCAGGGCTTCCAGCGCTTGCGTGCTCGCGGGCGCGAATTGCGGCGTGATCGCGTTCATTGGTCGCGCGCCTTCATCATGGCGTCGGCCTGTTTCCACGCCTCACCCGCCGCCTCATCGCGGTTGTATGCGTGGTGATCTCCGGCAGCCAACAGCCCAGAGAGCGCGGCCATGGCAAATTGATCGCGGAGCGTCAGGTAGGGTGGGCTGGGCCGCGCCGGGGAATGCGTATCGCCGGGTGGGCGGGGTGGTTTGACCATTTGGGCCTCCGTCATGGTTTGACGGAAGCAATATGCAGATTTTCTGCATGTCACGCAAGCATAAAATGCAGAAATTCTGCCGTTGACGGGTTTTCCCGTTTTGTTCTAGTTTTGCGACATGTTTCCTAATTCACCAAAAAGAGGGTTCCGAGAGCCTGGATCGCCTCTGCCGTCAAAGCCGCCGGCTATGCCGGCTCCGCCGCCCGCAAATATGCCGCCACGCCGGCCGCCACGCCCGCGCGAGCCCCCCGATAAAACCAATCGGTGGTAAGGCCGAATTCGTCACAGACCCGCACAAGCCAAATGGGGTCTGGGTAATTGTCCCCGCGTAGGTAATTGCTAAGTTTGTTTGGGGCGATTCCAGTGCGGCGGCAGAATTCAGCCTGAGATAGCCCGAGCGCGTCTATCGCGATGCGGAGGTTATTCCCAACGAAGGTCTTGTGCGGGGTTGCTGGCATGGCAGAGATACTGCCTGCAGGTTTTTTGCTTTGCCATGCAGAAGGTGATTGACATGGTATGCAGAAATCCTGCATGGTTGCGCCATGTCCGATCCCTTGTCCCGTGCAATCGAAGCTGCTGGGGGGCTTGATGCCTTCATCAGTGGTATTGGTATTTCCAGCCGAACCCTTGCGGATTGGCGCCGGTACGGGGTGCCGGACACCCGCTGTCTTGCGGTTGAAAAAGCGACGAATGGGGCGGTGACCGCCCAGGAACTGGCGGTACACCGTGTTGATCGGTTGCGGGGTGCCGCCTGATGTCATTGCGTGCGGGCTCGCTCCAAAACACGCCGGCGCGCTGCGGCGCATTGTTCGGCGTCAGCACGGGTAGCGCTGGCGCGGCCCATGTTCCATTCCGGGTCATCCGGCACGGCGGTGACGCTGCTGCGGTAGCGTTGAAGCGTCGCGCTGCTGACGCCGCCGCAGCCTTCGGCCAGCCCTCCCAGGAAGGTGGCGCTGTTCATGCTGAACTGGCGGTTGGATGTGGGCAGACTCGCAGCGGGTGGTCGCCTTTCCTGGTTTTCCAGGCGCCGCAGATTATAGCACTGGTCCTTCAGCATGCCCGCCTGAAAGCCCGCGGCGATGCCGCTATAGATGCTTGCGGTCGCAAGCTGCGCTTCATAGTCGCAGCGGGCTTTCTGTGCCGGCGAGAGCCCAGCGGCGGGGTCCGGCAGGTTGCACCCCATCAGGGTCAGCCCCAGGGCTGCGGCGGTGATTGGTTTCAGCATTGGGGGAATCTCCTTTTCATTGGACATGGCCGCTGCCCGCTACCGTGCCGCAGGGCAGATCACGCGCAAAACCGCATCCTCCCTGCCCATGGCAAGCTTGATGCGCGCTTCTTCGATTATCGGCGCGTCTTTGCATTTGTCGCCAAACAGGGCGTTGACCACATTGCGCGGGCCTTCAGGGGTGCTGCGCGCAAGAGTGTCCAGCGGTATCCATTGAACTGCCATGATGACGCGCACGCTGTCCGCGTGGATCGGGTGGGGTTCCACCCGCAGCATGCCGTACATCATGGACATGCTGGCATCCAGCTTGGCGCACCCCATCAGGGCAAGCCCCAGCGCGGCGGCGGTGATTGGTTTCAGCATCGGGCCATTCTCCTTCTCTGCCGGAATATGGCGAAGGCTTTCGCGTTTGTCATGCGGAATGGTTCCGCGATGGGGGCGCGCCCATGCACCTGACCACGGAAGAAGAACGTCGCGCGCTGAAAACCGGGTTTCGGGTGTTGGTTCAGCATTCGGGCGGGCTGGAAGCGGCGGCGGCGGCATCGCGCCTGAACAAGACTCATCTGGCCGCAAGCTATGATCAGGAAGCGAAAGATCGCTTTCCTGCGCTGGATGTTGTGGCGGATTTGGAACGCGCGGCGGGTGTGCCTGTGGTCACGAAGCTGCTGGCTGCCATGCATGGCCTGGCGCTGGTGCATGTGGAACCCATCGGCGGCTGCGCGATCAGCGCCATAGCCTCGGTCGGGCAGAATTCCAGTGATGTTTTCGCTGCCTTCGTGCGCGCGGTTTCAGATGGCGTGATCACGGAAGCTGAGCGCGCCGATCTGCGGCAGAAAATGTTGGATTTGGTTGCCGTCGCCACAGAAGCGGCGGCGATTTTGGAGGGGGTGAAGAAATGATCAAGGCGGCGATATGGCGCGCGGTTTCAGCGCGGCTGGGAAAGCTTGGCGATTGGTGTTGGAATCTGGCTGATGCGGCGGAGCATCGTGCGAGGGCCAGCGAGAAAGCCAAAACAGCCCGCAGGCGCCAGCCATGAGCGCCCATCCTGGCCCATGGGGCAAGCCCGGAATGATTGATCGGCTGCGCGAATTACATGCGCGCGGCGATAGCTTCACTGAAATTGCGGATGCGCTTGGCGTGTCCAAGGGTTCCGTTGTTGGCAAGGTGCATCGGTTGAGGCTGGATGCCCGGCCTCTGCCGGCGGCGCTTGAAGGTGTGAAGAATAAGCCGCGTGCCGCCTACACGCGGTTTAGGGCGACGGTCGTTGGGGGGTTCCAAGTGGCGACCGTCGCCCACCAAAACTTGGCTGAGGCTTCGGCCCAGCCCGGGCCGCGCGCGGCGGCTGCTACCGCGCATTTGCCTTTCCTCCCTTTGGTGAACTCTGCGGCTGAGGTTTCAAAGCCTCGGCCGCAGCTTTTTCCAGCGCGGGGCTGTCAGTTTCCGATGTGGGGCGACAAGGAAAGGCCGCTTGGGGAAGAACCGCGCTTTGGCGATTCGCCGGCGCGGCGGAATGAAGAAGGGCGGCAAGATAGCGCTTACTGCCCAGCGCATCACGCGCGCTGTTTCAGCAAGCGCGGGGCGGCAGAAGATGAAGTGCGGCAGAAGCCAAAGAATCGCGCATGGCAGGGTCCGCCCGCTCGTGGAAGGTTCCCGGCCTATGTGTGATAGGGCGGAATTCGCGCGGCTTGGTCTCGCGGGGAAAGAAGTGCGCGAAGTGCTGGCGCGGCATGGGTTGACGCTCGCTCAGGAAAAAAAGGTGCTGGCTGCGCTGATGGCGCAGAAAACCATCGCCGGACGACGGCAGGATCAATGGCCAGAAGCGGGGAAAGATACGCTCGATCTGGTCTATGGCTACATCCTGGCCGCAACGGCGCGCCAGACCGCCGCCTTCGCCGCTGCGCCGATTGAGGGCCACGCATGAGCGCGGATTTGGCGGCAAGGCTGCTGACGCTTCTGACGCTGGCGGAAGTGTGGCTGAAGATGCGGGCCTACGATGACTTGGCCGTGGCGCATAAGGAGATGGTCCAGTTGCTGGATTTGCCCTTGCACAGCATTGAAATGGATTTCTTCAAGCTGCTGAATCAAGCGAAAATCTGGCGGCTAAAGGAGAATGCCGGAGAGATACAGCGCTGCCATGCGGAGATGCGGGCCTTGTTGGAGGGCTGCGTGAATTGAGCGGCCCGCGCATCCTGATCGGTGACTGCCTTGAAGTGCTGCGCGGCTTGCCCGATGGTATGGCGCAGACATGCGTGACAAGCCCGCCTTACTATGGGTTGCGCGACTATGGCTGCGCTGGGCAGATCGGGCTTGAGGTAACGCCGGACGCCTATGTCGCGCGGTTGGTTGACGTGTTTCGGGAAGTGCGGCGGGTGCTGCGCGATGACGGGACGCTTTGGCTGAACCTGGGCGATAGCTATGCAAGCGGCGGACGCAAGTCGCGCGATCCTGGGCAATCAAAGATTCATCCCGCGTTTGATGGTGATGCGTTTGCGGATGGCCTGCGGCCCGTTGATCCGCCCGGCATCAAGCCCAAAGACCTCCTCGGCATCCCCTGGGTGGTCGCCTTTGCCCTTCGCGCCGATGGTTGGTGGCTGCGCCAGGACATCATCTGGCACAAGCCGAACCCCATGCCTGAAAGCGTCACTGACCGCTGCACAAAGGCGCATGAATATGTTTTCCTCCTGACCAAAAGCGCGCGGTATTTCTATGATGCGGCGGCGATTGCGGAGGAAGCGGAGCGCGGCGATGCGGGCTCGCGCTTTGATCAAGGCAAGACAGCGCAGCATCAGCTTGATCGGCAGGCTTCCGGCGCGCGGATAGATGATGGCCGGCGCAACGCCCGATCCGTTTGGCCCATTGCCACGCAGCCCTATAGCGGCGCGCATTTTGCCACCATGCCGCCCGCATTGGCTGAGCGTTGCATCAAGGCGGGCAGCAAGCCCGGCGATATGGTCTTGGACCCGTTTGGTGGCGCTGGCACCACGGGGCTTGTCGCGGATAGGCTTGGGCGCAGCGCCACGCTGATAGAATTAAACCCGGAATATGCGCGGCTGGCGCGGGAACGCATTACGGCGGATGCGCCGTTGTTGGTGGGTGCGGCATGAGCGCTGCCCTCGCACCTGATCGGCGCGCCAGAATCCAAGCCGCGTGGGATAAGCGTCGGTTCGCCAGAATCGCATCCGCGTGGGATAACCGCAAGCCGCATGGGATCGAGACCGGCATTTACGCGCCGTTGCCGAAACGCGGCACCAAGGCTGGTGAGCAAATTGCCTGGGCCTTCCCGGAAGAACTCACGAAGCAGGATGAGGGCCACATGGCGCGCGCGATGGTGGCGCTGGGCCTCACGCGGCGGCTGATGACAGCGCCGCGTTGTGGCACCCCGCTTTGGTATGAGGCACGGCTGCCCCAAGTGAATGCGCTGCGCGATGACAGGCTCGAATGGCCGGTGCTGCTGATGGCGTCCGCCATTGATGCGCCCGAACAGCATGCGGTTTGGGTCTGCACTGTCTCCGGTGACTGGATCACCGGGTCGGGCGGTGCGCGGGGGCGCAGCTTTGTCAGCCTCGGCCAATACATTTGGGCGGTGTCGGAATTTGAAGCCGCGCGGCGCTTGTGCCGGGCGAATGGCTGGAAGGGGGTTCTCCGTGTCGGCGACCTTCGATGATGGATTTGACCGCGCCCTTAATGATGCGGGCAGGCTGTTGAAGGTGGTGGAAGGCGGCAAGGGCAAGCGCCGGGGTGGGGGTGGTGATGCTCCGCCGCCCGAATCGCCCCCGCCGGAAGATTTGGATTGGGCGGCGGCGCCTGTGGAATGCTTGGGCGTGAATGGGGAGACCTGGTGGTTTGTGGATGCGTATCGGCAGATCATCGCTATTCAGGCGGGCAAGCTTTCCGCGCGTGGCGCCTTGAATGCGCTGCTGGGTGGGGACGCCACGGGCTGGGCGGCGCGCCACTTCCCGGAATTTGACAAGGAAGGCATGAAGACTGGGGATTATAGCCCGCGCAAGCTGCACAAGGCGCTGGCGGAACGCATGACGGAAGTAGGGCTGTTTGACCCCTCCACGCCGCGCCGCGGGCCTGGGGTGTGGCTGCATCAGGGCAAGCCCGTGGTGCATGCCGGCGCCAATGTTCTATTTGCGGATGGGGCGCGCAAGCCAAGCTTTATCCGCGATGGCATTGCCTATATCGCGGCGCGGGCCATAGCGCAGCCGCATGATGGGCAGGATGGCCGGCCAGAAGCGGGCAGCGCCGCGCTGGCGGAGGAAGCGGAAGCGATGTTCCGGCAATGGAATTGGGAAAACGGCGCGTCAGATCGGATGCTGTTGGGTTGGTGGGTGATTGCCAATTTGGGCGCGCTGGCGCCCATGCGCCCTCTGGCGATGATTGATGGCCAGGAAGGTGCGGGGAAATCCACGCTGTTGGAAATTCTGGCGGCGCTTTGCCCGGCTGGTGAAATGACGAATGACACCACGGAAGCGGGCCTGCGCCAGCGCATGAATCAGCGCGCGGCGCCGATGATCCTGGATGAATTTGAAGGTGAGGAATTGCTCCGCGTGCTGGCCATGCTACGGCGCATTGTCACCGGGGAAGGTAGCCGGTCCTTCCGAGGGCAGGGCAGCCAGACCGCTGTGGTGACGGAAGTGGTGGGCACGGCGGTGATGGGCGCCATTGGCGCACCTGTCGCCAATTCTGCGGAAACCACGCGCATCCTGCGCCTGATGCTTTGGCCCCGCGCCCCTCATGTGCCAAGCCTGGAAAAATCCGCCTTGCTATCTTGGTGCCAGAAGGAAGCGCCGGCCTTGTGGGGCCGCGCGATCGCCGCCTGGCCGCGCATCCACGCCAATGCCGCCATGATGCGCCAAGCGCTGAACCGTGCGGGCTGTTCGCCGCGATACGCGGATATGCTGGGCTGGCTGATCGGCGCGCGCGAAGCCATGGTGGCTGATCTGCCCTTGACGGAAGCGCAGGCTGAAGAAGCTTTGGAATGGGCAAGCGGTTGGGTGGTGACGGAAGCCGAACAGGCGGAAGACACTACGGCTGCGCGCTGCCTGCAGCATCTGATGTCCTATCAGATTCAGACTGGCCCAGGCGCCACGCAAACGATTGCCGCGCTGATCAGGGACGCCTTGCCCGGCAATTTCTCTGAACGGGTATTGCTCGAAAATGGGCTGCGACTGGCCCCGTACCCCATCGCGAATGAAAGCGACGGCGCGCGGATGGGGTTGTACGTGGCGACGGGGCGAAGACCGTCCTTGGCGCGCATCTATGGCCAGACGGAATGGCAGGGCGGGCGCTGGGGCACGGTGCTGGCGCAGCTTCGATCCAGCGCAGAAGGCAAGGAGGTCCGGGCCGTGGTGGTGAAGACACGCATGCGCTTCAGCGGGGAGAATGATCGTTCGCAAGCGGTATGGTTGGCGCCACAGTTGCTGCCGGCGGCCGGGAAGAAGGGTGAGGGGATGGATTGAACTGTCCCGCTAAGTGTCCCGCTGAAAGGCCGATTTGTCCCGCATGAAGCGGGCAAGTCATTGAAAAGCTTAGATGCGGGACAGCGGGACAAGCGGGACAGGGCACTTCCTCATGCGTGTGCGCGCGTCACATGTGCGCGCATTTAGAAAATAGGTGTGTCCCGCATGTCCCGCTTGTCCCGCTGTGTATAATAATAAGTAAAATCAGATAGATAGATAGATAGTAAAGGGACAAAGGGCGGGACAGTTTCTGGTTGGGCGGGACAATTCAGCGAAAGGGGCGGCGATATGGCGGAACATCGGGCGGTGAAGGGGATCACCTTGGGGGTTGGCGTGGTCCAGCCGGGCGAGGCGTGGGTTACAGGGGACGGTATGGCTCAGCGCTTGATGGAATCGGCCCATGCGCGCGCAATGGCCGAGCAAGCCCGCGCGGTCGCGGCTCAGTGCCACGTGGCGCCGCTTTTCAGGGTGCCGGTGCAATATGACCCTGATGCGGCTGTGCGGGCAGCGGAAGGGGCGCAGCGCAGGGCGGCGCGGCGGCTGATGTCGGATAAGCTGGCGCTGTTGGCAGAACGTGGCAGGATTGGGCAGTCCGAATGGTGGGCGGCTTTGGAAATGCGGCACGTGGTTGAGTATGTGGAAGGCGGTCGCATGCCGCTGGTGCGGTCTCAATTGCGGGAACGGTTGCCCTCGGGTGGGGATGGCACTGGCGAACTGATCGCGACGGAAGAACTGGTGCGGATCGCCTATGATCCGTGGCGGCGGTATGCTCGGCGGTATCCAGTCGCGAAAGGCGCGACGCTTGAATGCCTGACGCGCGGGCCTGTGTTCAATGGCAAGGGGCTCAGGCAGGTGGCGAATGACATTGGGATTGACCAGCGCCGTGCGGAGCGTCTGCTGAGGCGCAGCCTAAGCCATTACGCGGGGCTGCGCGGCTGGCCCAGTGCCGCGGCGGAAGAATGCTGTTGACACGCTGCCACGTTTCAGGGCATGAAACCACTAATAGGCGAATCTGCGCCCGGATGGCTCCACCATCTGGGCTTTTTCATGCCATGCACCCCTCTGCCACATCAATCGCGCGCCCAGCATCGCGGGTCCTTCCGGGCCTAAACTGTATGCGGGCGGCTGACGCGCTCGAGTTTTCTAGTGTGGGGGTTCATCGAAACGGTTCACTGGGGTTCACGATGGCCGCTGGCGGTAAACTGACGGTCGGCACCAAGGCTGAATATGCCGCGCATCGGGGGTGTTCCCGGGCGTATGTGTCCAAGCTGATCCGCGAAAAGAAGCTGGATGCGCCGGCCTTGATGGCTGATGGCAGGGTGAATTTTATCCTAGCGGATCAGTTGATTGGCACGCCATCCAGCGCTGATGCCGAATCGCTGTTTTCTGCCCCATCTGCCGGCGCCCCGAACTTCGCCGAAGAACGCGCCCGCCGCGAAGCCGCAGAAGCCACGCTGGCTGAAATGAAACTGCAGGAAAAGCAGCGCGAAGTCCTGAAGGCCGATGCGGTGGCGCAGGCCGCGACCAGTGTTTTTGGGCGGGCGATGGCCAGGTTTTCAGAGGCTTGGGTGGAACTGGCCGTGGTGCTGGCACCAATGACCGACCCCGCTGCCATTGCTGACCGCCTGGCTGATGAACAGCGCCGCGTGATGGCGGGGCTACACAAGGAATTCATGGAGGATGCTGCCAACCGCTCCGCTGCGTGATGCTGAGGCGCTGCTGCTGAATGCAGTAGCCTTCGCTTGCCGCGTGGCTCCCCCGCGTAATGTGGCGGAATGGGCGGAAGCGGAACGCATTGTGGCGGCCGAATCGGGCAGCCCTTGGCCTGGTCGCTGGAAGACTGATCGGGTGCCCTATCTGCGTCAGATCATGGAAGTGATGACGCTGAGCCATCCGGCCAGGCGCGTGACGTTTCTTAAATCCGCGCAGATCGGCGGGTCTGAGGCTGCGCTGAACCTTATCGGCCAGGTGATGGCCGAAACGCCAGCCCCCGTGCTGGTGATGTTGCCTTCGATTGACATGATGCGCGGCTATAACCGGCTGAAGCTTGATCCCATGATCAGCGCCAGCCCGGCCCTGGCGGCGCGCGTGGAAGAAGTGGTGGCGCGATCTGGTGAGGAAAGCACCGCCACTTTCAAAAGGTTCCCTGGCGGGTATCTGCAGCTTCTGACCGCCAATTCATCGGCTAACCTGCAGATGCGATCTGCCCGGGTGCTTTTGTGTGAAGAAGTTTCTGACTATCCGCTGGACGCGGATGGCCGCGGTGACCCGGTTCGCCAGCTTGAAGCCCGCGCCATCATCTATGCTGGCCGCGAAAAAATCTGCAAAGTCTCGACGCCGGCGGAAGAAGGTTCCTGCCGCGTCACGGCAGCTTATGAGGTTTCCAGTCAGGGCAAGTTTTTTGTCCCCTGCCCGCATTGCCAAACCAAGCAAACGCTGGAATGGGAAAGCCTGCGCTGGCCGAAGGGGCAACCGCAAGCGGCACAGTACCATTGCAGCGAATGCGGCACAGGAATCGACCCGATCCATCGCCCGGCGATGCTGGCGCAGGGCGAATGGGTGCATGCAAAGCCTGAATTCCTGACGGAACATGCGGGCTTCGCAATCAATGCGCTGTATAGCCCGACGATCTCATGGGCGGATTTGGCCGCCGAATTCGAAGAAGTTAAGGATGATCCGGAAGGCCTGAAAACCTTCACGCAGCAAAAGCTGGGCCGCGCCTGGCGCATCGCTGGTGAAGCACCGGAATTTCAGCGGCTTTATGACCGTCGCGAAAGCTGGGCGCCCGGCACGGTGCCGAAGGGCGGGCTGGTCCTGACTGCCGGGATTGACGTTCAGCGCAACCGAATCGAGTTGTTCATCTGGGCCTGGGGTCGCCTTCGGCAAAGCTGGCTGGTGGATCACATCATCATCGCTGGCAGCCCCTTCGCTTGGGCAACCTGGGAACAGGTGGCGGCGGCGCTTGAAACCATCTACCCGCATGAGGCAGGCGGCGCGTTGCCGATCAGCCTTTCCGCAGTGGATAGCGGTGACGGTACCACCACGGCCGAGGTCTATGCCTTCGTTCGGAAGGTTGGGCAGCGCCGCGCCATTGCCGTGAAGGGCCGCGATGCTCAGCCCCAGGCCATTGCGCCAGGCGGCAAGGTGGATGTGCGGCGCAGCGGTAAGCGGGTTGGCCAGTTGAAGCCTTGGTTGGTGGGATCATCCTACCTCAAAGGCGAATTCTACGGGCAGCTGCGGTTGGACAAGCCCACTGCCGAAAGCGCGGCAGGCTATCCGCCGGGGTATGTGTTTCTGCCCGAACACCTGGCCGGCGAAGAAGTGTGCCGGCAGTTGGTTTCGGAAGAAATCCGCCGCCATAAAGTCCGCGCCGGGGTGTTCCGGCAGGAATGGGTGAAGACCCGCGAAAGAAACGAAGCGCTGGATTGCCGCGTTTATGCCCGTGCCGCCGCCGCGCTGCTTGGGATTGAACGCTGGCAGGAAGCGGAATGGGCCCGGGCTGAATTGCAGCTGGCCCTGATGCAGCCCGCCCGCCGCGCGCTGCAAACGAATTTGGCGCTTGATGCTGAAGAAGAAGCGCCGCTTGAAGAAGCTCAGCCGGATGAAACGCCGGTTGATGAACCCGCTACCGTGCCGGCCCATGCCGCACCGCCGCCGCGCCCTGCCTTCCGCCCGCGTGGCTGGGGTGGGGCTGCTGGCGGCGCCTGGTAAAGGATAAACCGCATGTTCGCTGATACGCTCGCCTGGGCCCTGGCTCAGGTTGCCGGAACGCGCGCGCGCGTGCTGGCAGATGCCTATACCAGCGGCACGCGCAAGGTGACGTTCGAAAACCGCACGGTGGAATACGCGACGCTGGCTGAAATGGAACGTGCGCTGAGCGCCCTTTACGCCGCCAGCGTCAGCACCACGCAGCGGCGCCCGGCGCGTACCATCGCTGTCATTGGCGGTGGTTCCTGATGGGCTTGCTTGATAGGTTGCGTAAAACCCTTTCTGGCAGGTCGGCGGCCTTTGCTGCAGCGCGCCAGCCGGCGGGCCGTGCAAATTGGAATGCGCCAACCGGGTCCGCGCGTAAGGCGATGGATGGCGCGATCCGCACCATTGCTGATCGGTCGCGGGATGCGGTGCGGAACAATGCCTATGCCAGCCGCATTGTGGATTTGTGGGTTGCCAATGCTGTCGGCACCGGCATCACCACCACCTGGAAAGTGCCGGAAGGCTCAAATTCCGGCGCGGCGCCTGAAGCCGCTGCCTGGGCGAATTGGGCGGCTGGCCCCGGCTGCGATGTGGAAGGCGAACTTGATTGGGCGGGCCTGCAGGCTTTGGCCTTTCGCGCCGTTGTGGAAAGCGGCGAAAGCCTGATTTGGATGCGCAGCGTGCGCCCTTCCGCCGATAACCCTGTGGGCTTGGCGTTGCAGGTGCTGGAAGCAGATCGGTTGGATTGGCACCACACCGGCATGGCGCCGAATGGAAACCGGATTATCCAGGGCGTGGAAGTCAACCAAAGGGGCCGCAAGGTTGCCTTCCACCTGCGCGAAGATGATGATGATTTCCCGCTGCTGCGCCGCGCCCATGCCAAGCGCATCCGCGTGCCCGCCGAAGACCTGATCCACCTTTATCGCCGCCGGCGCCCCGGCCAGTTGCGCGATGTGTCCTGGTTGGCGCCCATCTTGTGGCAGTTGCGCGATTTAAGCGAATACGAATCGGCCCTGCTGAAAAAGGCGTTTGTGGAAGCCTGCCTTGCCCTGGTGGTGACCGGCGATGACGAAGAATCGGTTTCCGGCGAAGTGTTGCAAGACGCGGCTGGGAACAAGGTTGAATATCTGGAACCTCAGCAGATTTTATACCGGCGCGGCGGCGGCACCATTGAAACGGTGAACCCATCGGGCGGCGGCGATCATGCGGGTTACGCCAGGCGCCATTTGGAAGCCATTTCTGTCGGCGCCGGCCTGACTTATGACCAGGTTTCGGGCGACCTGTCACAGGCAAATTATTCCAGCTTGCGCGCTGGCAAGATTGAATTCCGCCGGCTGCTGGAACAAGTCCAATATACCATGCTGGTCCCCATGCTGATCAGCCGCGTGGCGCGGCGCTTTCATGCTCAGGGTGCGCTTTTGGGCCTGTTCCCATCCGATTATCTGGCGCCTTTCCATGTGCCGCCAGCGCCGGAAATGGTGGACCCCAGCAAGGATACCGCCGCACTGATCGCGCAGGTGCGCGCTGGCTTTATCAGCCAGGATGAAGCTGTTGGCATGTTCGGTTCGAATTTCGATGAAGTCATGGCGAAGATCGCCAAGGCGAACAAGAAAGCCAAGGAGCTTGGCGTCATTCTGGATACTGACCCGCGCTATGTCGCCAAATCCGGTGGCGCGCAGGATGCCAAGCAAAACGCGGCGGTGCAGCTTGCGGCAGATGACGCCGCGCAAGCCTGAAGGAAAATCGAATGACTGAAATGCAAACTGCGGAAGTGCCGCGGCTTGAAGCGCGCTTTGCGCCCAGCACCTTCAATGCGGATACCCGCACGGTGGAGCTGGTGTGGAGTACGGGCGCCCGCGTGCGCCGTACCGATTGGCGCAGTGGCCAGCCTTTCATTGAAGAGCTGGCCATGACTGAAGAAGCGGTGGACCTGGCCCGGCTGAATGGCGGCGCACCGCTGCTGAATACACATGGCCAGTATGATTTGCGTGATGTGATTGGCGTGGTTGAACGCGCCTGGATCATGAATGGCGAAGGCCGCGCCCAGGTGCGCTTTTCTGCGCGCGATGAAGTCCAGCCCATCTTGAATGATGTGCGCGATGGCATTTTGCGCAATGTGTCCGTTGGCTACGCGGTTGCTTCTGAAGATTGGCAGGAATCGCGTGGGCCGGATGATGTGTTGGTCCGCACCGCCAAGAAGTGGACCCCGTTCGAGATTTCGCTTGTCCCTATCCCGGCCGATGCCAGCGCGCAGGTGCGTGCGGCCGGTGCCGCTTCCACGGCAGAAGGCAATAACGCGCCTAGGCGCGAAGGAGAGAGCATGGCCGATACTACGGTCCCCGCCGCCGAGCAGGCGCGCGACAATAATGTGGCATCTGCCGCCGCGGCGGTTGATGCCAATGCAGTGCGCACGCAGGAACGCGCGCGCATTGAAAGCCTGGAAGAACCCGCCCGTCTGGCGCGTTCCCAAGGGCTGGATGAAGCGCAGGTCAACGCACTGAAGGCGCGTGCCATCAACGGTGACCATGACGCGGCCTGGCTGCGCGCGGAATTGTTCGGCGCCATTGTGGCCGCCGATGAAACCCGCCCGGCGCTGAAGCCTGGTGCGGTGAGCCAATTCGGCCGTTCTTATGAAGACCCGGCCAATATCGTTGAAGCCATGGCGACTGCCATTGCTGCCCGCCACATGCCCGCGGTCGCCAGCAAGGCGGGTGAAGGCCAGTGGCGCAACTTCGCGGGCCTTCGCCCTTCCGATATGTTGATTGAATTGGCGCAGGCGCGCGGTGAAAAGGTTTCTTCCCGTGACCGTGAAAGGCTGATCGCCCGCGCTTTCCACACCTCGTCTGACTTCCCGCTGCTGCTGGCCAATGCCGGCAATAAAATGCTGGAAGCGGGCTATGCGCTGGCGTCGCCTTCTTATCGGACGTTCTTTGCCCGCCGCCGCTTCAATGATTTCAAGGCGCATTCCTTCCTGACGGCGGGTGATTTCCCGTCCCTGCAGGTTTTGGGTGAGGGTGGCGAAATCAAGCGCGGCACTGTCAGCGAAAAGCGCGAACAGATCACGCCGGCCACTTATGCGCGTGGCGTAGCCGTCACGCGCCAGATGCTGGTGAATGATGATCTTGGCGCCTTTACTGACTTCGGCACCATGATTGGCCGCCGCATTGCGGATTGGGAAAACGCCACGGCTTATGGCGTGGTGAATACCGCTTCCGGTGACGGCCCGACTTTGGCCGAAGGCAGCGCGGCGGTGTTTGCCGCTGGCGGCACGCGCAACAATAAGGCGGGCACCGCCAGCACGGTGACGGATGTGGCGCTCGGCCTTGGCTTCAATGCCATCAAGGCGCAGTCCAGCTTGGATGGCCTGAAGCTGAACATCCAGCCGCGTTACCTGGTGTGTTCGGTCATTCAGGAATTCGTGGCGGCGAAGTTTGCGTCTTCCACGGTGGTCCCCGCCGCGCCTGGCAACGTCAACCCCTTCGCGAACCGCTTTGAAGTGGTTTCGGATGCCAATATCCCGAACAACCGCTGGTATCTGTTTGCTGATCCTGCCGCCGCGCCGGTCTATGTGTACGGCTATGTGGGCGACAATGAAGTCCCGCAAGTGCGCGTGGGTCAGCCGATGGGTGTGGATGGTACGGTGGTTGAAGTGGTGCATGACTTCGCGGTTGGCGCCATGGATTTCCGCGGCGGGTTCTTCAACGCGGGCGCTGCTCCGGCATAATTTTGATGGCCCTGGGCGCATGGGGCGCCCGGGGCTTCCCCATTTTCCTGTGAAGGAGGCATTTAGATGAAGACTTATGTGCAGGATGGCAATGCCATCGACATTTTGGCGCCTGCAAATATCACTGCAGGGCAAAGCCTTTTGGTGGGTGATCTTTTTGGCGTGGTGCTGGCCGATGCCGCTTCTGGCGCGGCTGCGGTTATTCAGACCAGTGGCGTTTTCACGCTGCGCAAGGCAACCGGCAGCATTGCTGTGGGTGCCCGCGTTTTCTGGGATGACACTGCCAAGCGCGTGACCACCACTGCCACCAGCAATCGCTGCATCGGCTGGCATGTGGGCCTTGCTGCCAATGCGGGCGCGGATAATACTGACATTCTGGTGAAGCTCGGCGGGCCAAACGCGGTCGCGGCTTAATCATGAACGCCTTCGCTACCGCCATGGCCGCGCTTGTCGCGGATGCAAACATGGCGGAAGCGGTGACGCATTATGCGGGTGGCAGCGGGCCAGGTGTGGCCCTGCGCGCCATCCGCACCGCGCCAGACGCGACGGAACAAGCCTTCGGCACCGGCATTGTGCAGGCGACTGACGTGCTTTCTGTGGCCGTGGCTGACCTGCCGGCCGTGGCCATCGGTGATGTCTTCATCCTGGCGGATGAGGCGGAATTGACTGTGGTGTCTCAGCCCATGCGCGATGTGACGCAAACCGCCTGGCAGGTGATGTGCCGCCGATGAAGTTTGTGGCGCAGGTCAAGGGCAATATCGCGGAATACATGAAGTTGGAAGCCGAAGGTGGCGCGCGCGCGGCTTCCCGCGTGATGGGTGAAGAAACCCGCCGGCTGCAGCTTGATTTGCGCGGCCAGATCAATGCCGCCTTCGGCCCCAAAGGGCGCGGCATTGGCAATGCCTGGCGCGCCCGCACCTTCCCGCGCAGGCCAAGCCTGGGCGCGGCGGGGTTGGTTTGGTCCAAGGTGCCGGCCATTGTGGACGCCTTTGAAAAGGGCGCGATGATTCGGCCCAAGGGTGGCAAGAAGTTTTTGGCGATCCCGACTGGCTTCAACGCGGATCGCGGGCGCCGTGGTCGGGGCAATGGCGGCATGCGCGTGACACCGGCGCAAATGGTGGCCAGCAAGCAAGCCTTCATGCGGCCTTTCAAATCCGGCAAGGGCTTTGTCTGGTGCCTGCCTTTGAAGCGTGGCGAAAATACCGGAAAGCAGCGCCGCACGCGGCTGATGGCGGGTGGTGTGGCTGAAGTCGGCACAGGCAATCGCAAGGGCCGTGAAGCCTGGGCGCGCGGCCTGCTGAAGCAAGGCATGGTGCCGATGTTCATCCTGACGCCCGCCGTGAAACTGCCCAAGCGCCTGGACATTCGCAAGCCAGCCGAACAAGCCGCCGCGCGCATCCCGGCCCGCTTTGTCGCCGAATGGGATAAGGAGGTCCGCGCAAATGTCCGCACGTGAAACGGCGATTGCCGCGCTGGTGGCGCAGATCACCGCTTCCGCCGCCGCCCGGCCCGCGCCCAAGCCCGTGGTGCTGCGCAATGAACCCTATCCGCAAAGCCTGCCCGCCGGCGGCCTGGTTGTCGTGCGGGACGGGGAAGTGGTGACTTCTGAAGCCATCATGTCACCGCTGCGCTACCACATTGAACATGCCGCCGAGGTGGAAGTGGTGGTGGCCGGCAATACTGCCGCCGCCCGCGCCACGGCGATTGATGCGCTGCTGATGGCCTTGTCCGCTGGCGTGTCCGCCAACCGCACGCTTGGCGGTGCGGTAGGATATGCTGAGGTCGGCACCGCCGATCTGGAGGACATTGAATTTGAAGGTGCCGCCGCACTGCGTGCCGCGCGCTTCACTGTAACCCTGCAATTCACCGCGGCTGAAACGCCGCTTTCCTGACCGGAAGGATACTGCCATGCCGCGTGCCATTGGCGCCAATGGGCGCATTCACATGATCAAAGAAAGTGCGTATGGCACCGCGCCTGGTGGTAACTGGCTGCGCATGCCGTTCATGTCTATTGATCTTGGTGCGGAACAGCCGCTGATCCAGTCTGACGTGCTGGCGGTAGGCAATAACCGCGATTCCGCCGCGCCGTTTCAGGACACGGTGACAGTCCAGGGCAATGTCGTGGTGCCGATTGACGTGATCAATTTCGGCCATTGGCTGCGCACGCTGTTCGGCGCGCCGGTCACTACGGGAAGCAACCCGAACTTTATCCACACTTTTGCTTCCGGCGCTGCTAGCTTGCCATCCCAGGCCATCGAAATCGCGCATCCTGATGTACCTTCCTTTGAGGTCTGTGTGGGTGGGCGCGCTGGCAGCCTGGATATTGATTTCAGCCCTACCGGCCCGGCCCAGGCGACGATTGGCTTGATGGCGCAAGGTAGCAGCCGTGCGGGCACAACCGCCGCCGGCACGCCAACCAGCGCGGCGTATACGCGGTTCAGCAAGCATCAGGGCAGCATCAGCCGGGGTGGTTCGGCCTTGGCGCAGGTGACCAGCGCGCGGCTGAACTTCAATAACAACCTGGAAATGGTTCGCACCATTCGCGCGGATCGCAAGCTGGAAGGTATTGACCCTGGCGTTTCGCTGGTGACCGGCCAGATCACCACGCGCTTTGAAAACACCACGCTGCTGACGCAGGCGGATAATGGTTCCAGCGCGGAATTCGCCTTTGCCTATACGATTGACGCGAACACCAGCCTGACCTTCACGGTGCATGAAGTGTATCTGGCGCTGGCGAAGACGCCGATCACCGGCCCATCTGGGGTGGAAGCCACGTTTGACTTCCGCGCAGCCTTTAATGCCACGGCTACCCGCGCCATGACGGTGGTGCTGCGCAACAACCAGGCTGGCACTGTCTATGCTTAAACTGGACCTGCCGGTCGAACCCTTCTGGGCCGATCTGCCTCATGGTGTGCGGGTGCGGATCAAGCCCGTGACGACTGCCATTGTTTCCGCCGCGCAGCACCGCGCCGCGCGGCTGGGGCGGGAAGCGGCAGAAGCCGCCGGCGGTGAATTGGACCCCGACATCAGCCGGGGCCTGGCCTTCGTGCTGATGGCGAAGGCCTTGGCGCGCTTTGCCATTGAAGCCTGGGAAGGCGTGGTGGGGCCGGATGATGCGCCGCTGCCCCTGACCGGCGATGCGGCGGAACGGCTGATGGATATTGAAGCCATGGCCAGCGCCTTTTGGGATGCGGCGCTGCGCCCCATACAGGTAGTGAGCGCTGAGGGAAACGGCTAAGGGCCCGCGCTGAATGGCACTTCGGCGCCGGTCCCGGATACTGTAAAGGCTGCGCCGCACTTGAAAAAAGCTGCGGCGACAAGTGCCCTTATGAAGCGAATTCGCCAGAATCGGCGGAAGGCTTCACCGCCTGGCATGCCGCCATGGGCTGCGTCCAGGCCGATATGAACGGGCTTTCTTTGGATATTTCTGCCGCCTTGGCGCTGATGCGCGAAGGCGGTGTTTCAGGTTGGCCGGCAGCGCAAATGCTGGTCGCGATCCGCACCGGTATGGCGATGGCCAGTAATGAGAAGGAGGCAACCGATGGCGCAGACGCAGCATAGGGTTGCGATCCGTCTTGGTATGGATGGCGCGCTGGAAGTCAAGCAGGGCCTGCGGGAGATTGGCGAAGCTGGCAACCGCGAAATGGGCAAGCTTGCCCAAGGCGCGCAGGTGGCGCAGCGGGCGTTTTCCTTGCTTGGGCCGGTGCTGGCGGGAATCTCCGTGGGCGCGCTGGCGGCCTTCACCAAGAACGCCATTGATGCGGTTGGTGGTCTTGGCGCATTGGCGGACCAGCTTGGCGTTTCCACGGATGCACTGCAGGCGCTTAGCCTTGCTTCCACGCAAGTTGGCATCAGCGGTGAAGAATTACAGCGCGGGTTGGCGGCGTTGACGCGCAAGATTGCCGATGCGGCCACGGGTGAAAAGGAAGCGGAGCAAGCCTTCGCGCGGTTGGGTATTGCTTTTCGGAATGCTGATGGAACCGGGCGCGCGACTGAAGCTGTCTTTACGGATTTGGCGGAAGCCATTAGAAGTGTAGAAGACCCAGCGCAAAGGGCTTCGATTGCGACGACCTTCTTCGCTGATGGGCTCGGCCAAAAGCTGATCCCATTGCTGTCGCAAGGCCGCGAAGGCTTGGTGGCGATGACGGCTGAGGCGATTCGCTTTGGCACCATCGCCAGCCCGGAACTGATCGCGAAGGCGGATGAAGCGGCGGGTAAGGTGGCCGCGCTGAGCGCCAGCTTTTCCGCTTTTGCGAATAACATGGTCGCCAATGTGGCACCGGCCATTGTTTCCGTGATTGATGGTTTGAACCGCCTGATTTTTGGGTTGAGCACGGCTGAGCGGCGCGCGCAGTTGGATTTGCAGATCAGTGCGGCGCAAAGCCGTATTGAACAACTGCAGCAGGGCAGCACGGGTATTTCGCCAGGCCGCCGTGGTTCCATCCGTTCGGGGTTGGTGGGTACGGCGCAGGGCCAAACCGGCGAAACGCCGGAAAGCCTGCTTTCGCAAGAGCGACTGCGCCTTGATGAATTGCAGCGTGAAATGGCTGCGCTCAATCAGCGTGAACAGGAACTACGCACGCAGGCGGAGCGCATCTTGAACCCTGCCGGCGGCACCGCAGGCGCCTTGCCTGCCACCACAGTCACCGCCCCGCGCGGCGGCGCGGCTCCGCGCGCCCCAGGCCGTGACCCCTTTGCGGATGCGCTGCGCGAACAGCAATCCTTGCTGCGCGCGAATGAGACCGCGTATGAGCGTTATCAGCGCCAGCTTGAAGAATTGGCCGCGCTGCAAGATCGGCTGAATGAAGCGGAGCAGCAGGGCGTGGAAATCAATGGCGTGCGGGTGCGCGCGCTTTCCACGGAAGAACTCAGCCGCGCCACGGAACGCTTCGCCAATGAATTGGAACGCGCGGAAAAGCAGACCGAACGCACGGACCGCATGGGCGTGCAAATGGGCATGAGCTTCAGCAGCGCCTTTGAAGACGCGATCCTGGATGGCAAAAGATTCTCTGAGGTGTTGCAGGCTTTGGAGCGGGACATCGCGCGCATTATCCTGCGCACGGCGGTGACCGGCCCGGCTGGTGAAGCAATCGCAGGTGCGGTTTCGGGTGGCATGCGGTCCATTATGGGCAGTTTTAGTTTCTCGTCTGCTGGTAACTCGCAAGGCGTTCAAGTCTATTCATCCGCATCTTCGGTTGGGCCGTTCCTACCCTCCGCCAACGGCAACGCGTTCTGGGGCGGCAACGTGATCCCCTTCGCGAATGGCGGCGTTGTATCCTCCCCCACCATGTTCCCCATGGCGCGCGGTATGGGGCTGATGGGGGAAGCCGGGCCGGAAGCCATCATGCCCTTGCAGCGCGGCGCGGATGGCAAGCTGGGCGTGCGGGCTGGCGGTGGCGGGCAGGGTGGCGTGGTCATCAACCAGACCATCACCATTGATGCGCGCGGCGCGGACCCGGATGTAGATCAGAAAATCCGCGCAGCCATCACGATTGCGACAAAGCAGGCGCAGGCTGAAATGCTGGATGCGGTGAACCGTGGCGGGAATGCCGCGAAAATCATGGGCCGCCGCTGATGCCTGTGCTGACCTTCCCCTCCATCCGGCGCCCATCTGAAGCCGCTGAAAAGCTGATCGGCCTGACCCAGACGCATGAAAGCCCCTTCGATGGCACCATGCAAACGCTGGAAATGCCGGGCGCGCGCTGGGAATTCACCGTCACCTGGCAAACCCTTTCGCCGGATGATCGGCGCGAATTATCGGCCTTTCTGGCGCGGCTGCGTGGCCGGGCCGGGCGCTTCACCTATGGGCCCATCTGGTCACCGCGCCGCGCCACGGGTGGCGGTGTGCCGGTCATCAATGGCGCTGGCCAATCCGGCGAAGTGCTTTCAACATCGGGCTGGACGCCAAGCGTGCAGGTGATGCGCGCGGGCGATTGGCTTTCCTATCTGGATTCGGCCGGCAGGCAGCGCCTGCATCAAGTGGTGGCGGATGCCTCAGCCAATGTTTCCGGCATCGCAGCCCTGACCATCAGCCCGCCCATCCGGCGCGCGGGCAACAATGGCGCTGCGGTGGAAATCACCGCACCCATCGGCGCCTTCATGCTGCCACAGGATGAAGCGCCCAGCCTGAATATCCGCCCGCCCAGCTTCGGCCAGGTCACCATCACCATGCGGGAAGCTTTGATATGACGCGCGGGCTTTCTGTCGCCCAGCAAGCCGCCGCCAGCGCCGAACAGGTGGCCCGCACGGTGGCGGTTGAATTGGACTTTCCGGATGGCTTTGCGCGCTTCCATGGCGGGCATGATGCCATCACCATCGGCGGCAACACCTTCCCGGGTGTGGGGCATCTCGGCAGCATCAGCGTGGCGGAAGAAAGCGCGGAACTTCGCGCTTATGGCTTGGTGGTGAAGCTTTCCGGCGTGCCGCGTGATGCGGTGGCCTATGCGCTGGGCCAGGCCTATCAGGGCCGGAAGGGTACGGTGTGGGAAGTGCAGCTAGACCCCGCCACCTTCCAGGTGATCGGCACGCCTCTGGTGGTGTTTCGTGGCCGGATGGATCAGCTTGACATTGCCTTGGGCGCGCAAGCCAGCGTGACCTGCCGGCTGGAAAACCGGCTGGCGGATTGGGACCGCCCGCGCATTCTGCGTTTCACGCATGATGAACAGCGCCGGCGTGATCCCGCCGATGGCAGCTTTCGGTTTCTGTCGGCCACCACGGAAAAGGAAATCATCTGGCCCGCGCGGAGCTTCACGGGATGATCCGCGCCACACGCCTGCCCGATTGGCCTGAACAACTCGCCGCCTTCATCGAAGCGCGGCGCGACATGCCGTTTGACTGGGCAGTGAATGATTGCTGCGTGCTGGCGGCGGATGCGGTGCTTGCCATGACGGGGCGGGATTTCCTGGCGGATTATCGTGGCCGCTACGTGACTGAGGCGCAGGCTGAAGCACTGATGGGGGAAGGTGGCATCACTGCCTTCCTGCCGCGCGTTATGGCGGCCTTCGGTGCCCCGGAATTGCCGCCGGCGGGCGCGCAGCGCGGCGATGTGGCGCTGATTGGGCTTGAGAATCAGTTGGTGTGCGGTGTGGTGACAGGCCCGCATATCGCAGCCCCTGGCGCGCGTGGCCTGGCCTTTGTGCCGCTGCGCCGCGCCACCATGGCTTGGGGGGTGTAGGCCATGGCGCGGATTGTTGTTGCGGTGATTGCGGCTGCTGTGACCGTCGCGGTGACTGCGTTGCTTGTCCCGTTTCTCGGCCCGTTCGCCCCCATTGTTGGCGCGATGGTGGGTTCCTTAGTGGCTTATTATGGCAACCGCATCGTCGATTCTATGGAGAAAAAAAAGCGGGCGGGGCCGAGTCTTAATCAGGAAGACGCAAAGCGCCTGCTGCGCGGCAGTTCCGAGCCCCGCCGCATCATCTATGGCCGCGCCCGCGTTTCCGGCCCGCTGATCTATGCCGCCAGCTACGGCGCGCAGAAGGAATGGATATTGCTGGTGATTCCGCTGGCGGATCACGCCTGCCAAAGCATTGACGCCATCTGGCTTGGTGAAACGCGCATCGCGGCTTCAGAGATTGACGGGAATGGCTTGGTGGTAGCCGGGCGCTTCGCCAATAACGTGTATATCAAGCGCTACCTTGGCGCGCAGACCAGCGCCGATGCTGACCTGGTGGCCAATAGCCCGGATGGCTGGACCGCAGCCGATAAGCTGACGGGCGTCACCTACATCTATCTGCGCATGCGCTTCAATGCCGATCTGTTCCCCTATGGCATCCCGAACATCAGCGCCGAAGTCACCGGCAAAAGCGCGATCCTGGACCCGCGCACCAGCACCACGGCTTATGCGAATAATTGGGCGCTTTGCATCCTGGATTATCTGCAAGCCGAATATGGCCTGGCCGCCACGGATGATGAAATAGACCTGCCCAGCTTCATCGCCGCCGCCAATCTTGCCGATGAAGCGGTGCCGCTGAACCAGGCCGGCACGGAAACACAAAGCCGCTACACGCTTGATGGCAGCTTCACGCTGGATGAAGCGCCGATCGACATCATCGAAAAAATGCTGGCGCCAGGCGGCGGCGCTTTGGTTTATGTGGCGGGCAAATACCGCATCTATGGCGGTGCCTATAACGCGCCGGCCATCACGCTAACGCCTTCAGATATGGCGGGTGATTTCGAAGTCACCACCAAGCCACCGCGGCGGGACTTGTTCAATTCCGTGCGCGGCAACTTCATTGACCCTGCGCGCTTTTGGCAATCTTCCGAATTCCCGCCCCAGCAATCGGCGGCGCTGATCACGGAAGATGGCGAAGAAATCTGGCGGGAGATTGATCTGCCCTTCGTACTGGATGCCACGCGCGCCCAGCGTATTGCGAAGCAGCTTCTATTGCGGGCGCGGCAGTCCATCATGTTCAGGGGCAGCTTCCGCTATGCCAGCCTGGACCTGGCTGTCTGGCAGGTGGTGGCCCTGACCATCCCTGATCTGGGGTGGGTGGCCAAGCCCTTCCGCATCATGTCCTGGTCCTTCAGCCCGGAAAGCGGCTTGATCAGCCTGATCATGCAGGAAGAACAGGCATCATCCTATGCCTGGACCTGGGATGCGGCGGCCAATACGCCGAACGTTGCGGATACCACGCTGATCAGCCCTTTGAATGTGGCAGCGCCAAGGGGCTTGACGGCCACTGAAAGCCTTTACGCCACACGGGATGGGGCTGGCGTGCGCACCGCTGTCGCGCTGGATTTTCTGGAACCCGAAAACCCCTTCATTCGCGAATACCAGGTGCAATACGCGCTGGAAGGCGCCGCATCCTTTCAATCCGCGCCGCCAGTGCTGGCGTCGCCCGCGCAGGTGTTGGACCTTGCCAACGGCATTTATGATTTCCGGGTGCGTGCGGTCACGGCGGCGGCGGAAGGCCAATGGGCCAATTTGCGGTTTTCGGTTGGTGGGCTGGCAGCGCAGCCGCCTGTGGCAGTTACCGGCCTGAACCTGCAGGCCATTGGTGGCTTTGCTTGGCTTGGCTGGGATCGGCACGCGGAATTGGATGTACGAATCGGCGGGCGGTTTGAAATTCGCCACACGCCAAGCACATCCAGCCCCACCTGGGCAGGTGCGACCAGCCTTGGCCTGGCGCTGAATGGGGAAGCAACCTATGCGCCGGTGCCGCTGCGCGCGGGCACCTACTTCATTCGCGCGGTGGATGCGGGCGGCAATTACGGCGCGGTCGCGTCCATTCAATCCATCCAGGCAACAGCGCTGACTTTCGCAAATGTCGCCAGTGTGCAGGAAGATTCGGGCTTCATCGGCGCCCGGACAGATACGCTGGCAACGGGCGGCGTCTTGAAATTGGATAATGATGGAAATTGGGATGCGGAGGCATCGGTGGATGCCATCCCGAATGTTGATGGCATGGGCTTTACCAAGGCAAGCGGCAGTTACGCCTTCAGCGGCGGCATTGACCTTGGCACTGTAAAGCCCATTCGGCTTTCGGCGCATATTCTGGCTTCTGTCGCGTCCTTCGGTACCAATATAGATCAGCGGGTTTCCAATATTGATGATTGGGGCGCGATAGATGGTGCTTTCGGTGGTGAGGCAGATGCCTGGGTGGAAGCCCGCCGCACCAATGACAACCCGTCTGGTTCGCCCACCTGGTCTGCCTGGCAGCGCCTGGACAGTGGCGAATTCAATGCGCGGGCCTTTCAGTTCCGCGCGCAGCTTCGTTCCTATCAACCCGAATACAACATCGAAGTCACGCAGCTTCGCGTGGCAGCGGATGAGGTGGTCTGATGCCCCAGCATGATTTGATCCTGGATAATGGTTCCGGCGCGGCGTTCCGAGCGGACGCGAATAATGCCCTGGCTGCGCTGGGCAGCAACATGAAGGGGCCGAACGCCCCGCCGGTGCCTTTCGCGGGCATGTTGTGGTGGGATGATGACACGCCATCGGCCAGTATTTGGACGCTGAGGGGCTATGACGGGGCGGATTGGATTGAAATTGGCCGGCTGGATGTGGTCAACAATGTCTTTTCGGTGGCCGAGGGTTCCTTCGCGCCAGTTGATATTGCCAGCGCGGCCACCACGAATATCGGTGCCGCCACTTCGCCGAATGTGCGGATTACCGGCACCACTACCATAACCAGCCTTGGTACTGCTCCCGCGGGCACGCGGCGTTTTCTGACCTTTGCGGCGGCGCTGACCATTGCCTATAACGCGACCAGCCTGCAAACGCCGGGGTTGGCGAACATCACCACGGCGGCGGGGGACAATGCCGTTGCGCGGTCGCTCGGTTCCGGGAATTGGGTGATTGAAAGCTATACGCGGGCCTCCGGTGTATTGATTGGGGCAGTCATTGCGCCGCTTGGCAGCGCTGCGGCACCTTCCGTGTCTTTCTCAGGTGATCCTGACACAGGCGCGCTTTCGCCCGGCGCCAATCGTATCCAGTTTGCAACCAACGGCGTGGCGCGGCAGGAAATCGCGGCGGATGGTTCGCAGCTTTCCGTCATCCCTGGCGGCAGCGCATTGTTGCCAGATTTCAAATGCCGCGCTTGGGTGAATTTCAACGGTAGTGGCACGCCAGCCATCCGCGCTTCCGGCAATGTCAGCAGCATCACCGATAATGGGTTGGCCGATTACACAGTCAACTTCACTACGGCTATGCCAGACAATGACTATGCGTGGATTGGAAGTGCTGGCCACGACAACAATACTCAACAAGTCTGGGTTTCAAGCCCAAATTCAGTGGCGCGCGGTACTTGGCGAACAACCGCCTCCTTACGCATCATTGTGGTTTACGCGAACGTGAGTTTGAACGCAGACCCGGCAGACATTAACATTGCCATTTTCCGCTGAAGGATCATTCCCATGCAAGCGATCATCTACCCCAACACTCAAGGCGGTATCGCCATAGTCCTGCCCGCGCCGGGCTGCGGTATCCCGCTGCAAGAAATAGCACGAAAGGACGTGCCTGCGGGCATTCCTTTTTGCATCATCCCGGCGGCAGCCATCCCGCAAGATCGCACTTACCGCGAAGCCTGGACCGCTGATTTCAGCACGCCAGATGGGCATGGCATCGGCGCCGAAGCATGGTTTGCGGAACAGGCTTCGGCCAATGCGGCGGGAGGGTGAGCTATGATCACGATTGACCAAGTGAAAGCGGCGGAAATTGACAGGCGGGCAGTCCCGCATGAAGTCTCAAATTTCCAAGCCCGCGCCCTGCTGATGAATATGCCGGGCAGCGCGGCAGGGCGCAGCCTGTTCCAAGATGTGGATGATACGCTGCGCGCACTTGGCGGGGTGGAATGGCAGGCGTGGGAATACACAACGATATTCCCGCGCAACAGCCAGCTTATTGCCACGCTCGGCGCGCAGCTTGGGCTTACTGACGCGCAGCTTGACCAGATGTTCATCGCGGCGGCGGCGATTAGCGCCTGATGCAAGCGCTCCGCCTGATCCTGGCCGAACTCAATACGCCATCGGCGCAGCGTGACAGTTGGTTCACCTGGGCTGCTGGGCAAATGGCGCACGCCCTGATCGGCGCTGTGATCGCAGGTGGCCTGCTGTTTGTGCTTTCGCCCGGTTGGGCCTTCGCGCTGGCGGCGCTGGGCTATGCGCTGGGCAAGGAACTGCCTGACTTCCTGCAAGCCCGCACCTGGGCCAATGCGCGCGACTGCGTGCAGGATGCGCTTTTCGTGACAACTGGCGCAGCCTTGGTGGTTGCCATCGCCGGCGGGCATGAACGGCTGTTCATCGCGGCTGCTTTGGCCGCTGGCATTGGCCTTTGGCTTGGTGTTTCCGCGCGGCTCAAGCCGCCGGTCTGAGCCTGTATCCGTAGGGAATTCAATCATGTCTGATGATTCGATTGGCTTCATCGCAAAGCTTGCGGCAGCGGCGGCTGGCATGGGCGCGTTTGCGCGCGTGGTTTTCGCGGCAAAGGACGGCAAGCGTGGCTGGTGGTTGGTGGTTGAAGGCGGGATTGGTGCGGCCCTTGGCGTTGTGGCTGCGGCTGCCGTTGTGTGGCTAGACCCC